TGTTCTGTGACTATACTAATTATAGGGTTGGTCGTATGCTAATGACTGAATCAATGGCTTACTTGGATGCGGACTTCAAGTCAACTGAGTGGGAGTGGCCAGGTGAATCAGAGGAGAGCGGCGAGAACCTCGTTTAGTAATGTCTATTAATTTCACAGAGCACCCAATCCTCAAGCCGCCTACGGACGAGGAGATAGTACTCCTGGGAGAAGCTGATCCTAAGCTACTTCAAGAGCTACACAGGGCGCACGAGGGTCGCATTGCTTCAGCCACTGAAGATCCTATCCGCCACGGGTTCGACCTACCGGGCTGGGAGCGTATCTCTGACTCCTTCAGGGAGTACAACGAAGTACTGGCACTTGGTGGGAACAGATCAGGCAAAACTACTGGCTGTGCTAAAAGGATTATGGAAGCTGTTAGTTCCAACTTCGATGGACACATAGTATGCTTTTCTCAGAATGCGGATACGTCCATCAAGGTACAGCAGCCAGCCATCTGGGAAATGATGCCCAAGGAGTTCAAGAAGAAGACCAAGAGCATTGACGGGTACATTAACTATTCAATGCAGAATGGTTTTACTGGGAGTTCTTTTGTGTTTCCTGATACTAGGACTCGCGTGGACTTCAAGACCTATACTCAGTTCAGCAATAACTCCACCATCCTTGAGGGTTTCGAGTTCGGGTTCAAGAAGGGAAGCATCAAGGCTGGGAATGAATCCAATATAGGAGCTTGGCTGGATGAGTACTTGGGTGACGCTGCTCTGGTAAACACGCTACGGTTCCGCCTAGCTACACGAGATTCAAAGATGGTGATTGGATTTACCCCTATTGACGGGTACACACCTTTCATTGCGGATTATTTAAAGGGAGCAGAGACGCTTGAGACTAGACCTGCTGCCCTGTTACGGGGCAAGGAAGTACCAACTAAGCAGTACAGTCCAAGTCGTGATGCGGCAGTGATATACCTGCATTCGGACGAGAACCCATTCGGTGGTTACGAACGAATCGCGAAGGACCTAGCCGGGCGGCCGGAGGATGAAATAAAAGTCCGTGCGTACGGATTACCCGTGAAGTCAGCCAATGCTCTGCTCCCTTACTTTAATACCGAGGTAAACGTGCTCAATGATGAGCCGAATAAATACAAGATGACGTTCCCCGACATTTCCGATAAGTCGAAGTTCACCTGCTATCAAGTAGTTGACCCCGCTGGAGCAAGGAACTACACCTGCATCTGGGCTGGGGTAAACAAAGACGGTGAGGTGTTCATCCGCAAGGAATGGCCTGATCGCGATACGTACGGCGAGTGGGCTATGTTCGGGGACCCGAAGTGGAAGTACGGACCAGCAGCCAAGAAGATTGGTCTAAACGTTGAGGGGTACTGTGAGTTGTTCGAGGAGATTGAGGGTGACCTCGGAATTGAAGTAACCGAAAGAATTGGTGATTCACGTTTCTTTGCTAGAGAGAACGAGAACAATGATGACCTCTTTACATCCTTCTATGACTTCGGTCTAAGCTTCCTGCCGTCTGACGGCAAGATGGAAGAGCAAGGGATTACAGCTTTGGATGACTGGTTTAACTATAATCCCAATGTGGACATTGACCAAGTCAATAGACCACGGTGCTACATTCACGCAGAATGCGGTAATCTTATTGACAGTCTTATTAACTACAACGCAGGCGGTAAGCCAGAGGAAGCCCTGAAGGATTTCTTTGACGTTATTCGCTATCTACGGATGTCAAACGGTGGAGAAGGTCCTGACTTTCTTTCATCAAATGATATGATGACAACTAACAATCGCAAAGGAGGGTACTAATGCCAAAGAAAAGATTAACACAAATTGCTGAAGAACAACAGGTTACGTTTGATGAAGCTATGCAAATTGCAACTGACAAGCTACCAGAGGGTTCAGTTACCGGAAAAGGTAAGAACACTTGGGTAAGTGAAGAGGGTGCAAAAATTCTGGAGGACTCCTTTATGATTGAGGAGATCATTCCTAAGCACTACTCTGGAAGGGTAATTGCAGAATGCCCGAACCCTAAATATAATATAGTATTTGCTAAGGAGATTGGCAAGAGGGTAAACGTATTGTTACCCCGTAAGTGGCAGGGAAAGTTAATTAAAAAGATTATTACCTTTGAGGCTATTGAAGATATTAAGGGCGTAACTTATCGATATGTCGGAAAGTAAAAACATTACACTGGACAGGGCTTGGTGCAGGGAGCAATCAGATCGATTAGCAAGTTGGGAGATACTACGTCGTCACGTTCTTCACGAAAGTGGAGTCCAGATGACGAATGGCGACCTATGTGATACAATAGGCGTATCATCGACCTATACTATTAGGTTGCTTAAATCTATACAAAAACGCATCAAAGAAGATAATGCTGAATGAATCAACCTCCGAGTCCCTGACTTACGTCCAGGATGAACCAGACATCAAGACCCTACGATATGCTTATGAGCAAACCGTAAACGAGCTTGATAGCTACTTTGACCTATGCCGCACCAGCTATGACGACCGTCGCAACTGGTGGCCTGGCAAGAGCCGAGATCACCGAAAGCACGGCGCTGACGCTTTCCCTTGGGAGGGTGCATCCGATATGGAGTGCCACCTTATTGATGAGCGGATTACTCGTCTCGTATCATTGTTTATGGCATCGCTGAATCGAGCCAATGTCCGAGCATTCCCAGTTGAGAGTGGCGATATTGGTCGAAGCCGTGTGGTTTCTGGGTTCTTAAAGTGGATGGTCAGTTCGGGGTATATCCCACGTTTTTACCGCGAGATGGAACTAGGTGCTAACTATTTGCTTGAGCGGGGCATACTGATCACGTATGTCGGTTGGCATCGTGAAGATCGTCGGTTCCTACAGGAACTTGACATCAATCAGATTGCACAGGTCAGCCCGGATGTAGCTGTGGCTATCCAAGACGGGAATGATGACGAAGAATTAATTGCCCTGCTACAAGCTACCTTTGAAGGAACAACAAAGAAGCGTGCAAAGAAAGCACTCAAAGCTTTACGCAAAGAAGGATCAGCGGAACTTCCTATTGTTCGCCGACAGGTCAATGCACCCGAGGTTAAGACTCTAGCACCTGATGGGGACTTCTTCTTCCCTCCGTACGTTACTGACCCACAGCGAGCACCTTACTGCTTCTGGCGGACTTATTACACACCACAAGAACTCGAAAACAAGGTTGCAACAGATGGATGGGATCAGGACTTCGTTGACTACGTTATTGAAAAATATCGTGGCGTTAATATTGACTCAATTGAACGAGAGCAGGAAGGCCGTCGCAGTACTAGCCTTACTGATAGTGCTTACCAAGCGGATGAACTCATTGAAATCTGCTATGGATATCAGAGACTAATTGACCAAGAGGATGGTGCTGAGGGGATTTACTGCACAGTATTCCACCGCGAGTTCAGTGGTGACGAGATAACCCCTGGCTACGCCAAGTACGAATTACTAAATGGATACGAAGATTATCCAGTTGTAGTAAGCAAACTCTCAGAGGACAGTAAGCGTCTTTATGATACATCCACTGTTCCCTCCTTGCTTCGTGGACTACAGAACCAAGTAAAGATTGAGCGGGACTCGCGTACTGATCGCAACAGCTTATCTACCCTGCCTCCTATCCTGCATCCAGTTGGTCAAGCACCAAGTGACTGGGGTCCGGGTCGTATGATCCCATACCGCCGCAAGGGTGATTTGGACTTTGCTCCTACACCACCGCCACCCACTGGATCAATTGAGATGGAGTCAACTCTTCTTGGCTTGGCTGACCGACTGGTTGGACTCGACGAGGAAGGCAGCATTAGTCAAATCCGCAAGCAGTTCTTGGTTGATAAGTTTCTTAGCCACACTGCTGAGGTACTGCGTATGGCATTCAAATGCTTCCAACGCTTTGGACCAGATGAAATCTTCTTTCGTGTAACAGGTGTTCCCGATCCACAGAACTTTGATAAGGGTACTGCTGAAGAGAACTTTGACATTATGATTAACTTCGATGTGCAGAATACTGACCCTCAGACAATCGAAGCAAAGACTCAGCAATTCGTCGCACTGAATCAGTTGAACTCCAATAACCGTCTAAACGTGGATGCCTTACTTGATGTCATTGCTACAAGCATTGATCCAGTTATGGCTGATGCAATCCTACAGCCAGTAGAGACAGCGCAGGAGGAAGTGGTCAAGCAAGTCACTGACGACCTATCCAAGATCTTTGCAGGCATCGAAATGCCAGCACGTCCAGCAGGAGCACAGATTGCACTACAAGTAATCCAGCAGTACACACAGCAGCCGGATGTCGCGCAACGCGCCCAGACAGACCAGGCGTTTGGTGCTCGACTGGAAAAGTACGTAGGTCAGTACACCTTCCAGATGCAACAATCACAGAACGCTCAGATTGGTCGAGTAGGTACAGCACCTGCACAGATGGGTGAAATTGATACTCAGAACATATAATGCCAGACAATATATCACTACAAGAACAAGCTAATAAAAGAGCATCAGAAATCTATCAATCCAATAGGGTCAGGGCATTTAGTGACTATCTATTGAAATTTGAGGGATTTGATGAGGTGGCTCGAAGGGGTGCTGGAGAAAAATACCTTACTATAGGCCACGGTCACTATGGACCCGATGTCAAAGAGGGGCAAAGGATTTCACGGAAGGATGCTGGCTTGCTTCTAAAGAAAGACATCAACGAGCGGATTCCACGGATTCAAAAGTTAATGCCTGAATTTAATTCATTCCCAGCATCGGCTCAAACAGCAATCTTTGGTGAGTTTTATCGAGGATCACTTGATGGAGGAAAAAAGGGAAGTCCAATCACCGTTGGACTAATTAATGAAAGAAAATTTGATCAAGCATCCAAGGAGTTCCTTCGCAATAATGAATACCGAAATCGGGTTAAACTTAAGCGAGCAGGCATTGGAGAACGTATGGAAAGAGTTTCCGGCGAACTAATGAAGATGTCTAAATAATATGAATATTCAAGACGATATCAACAGCTTGCATAGCTATGAATCCTTTGCCCGATTTATCAAGATGGTTCACGAACTCCGGGAGGAAACCATCAGTGAAATGCACGAAGCATCCAGTGAGACTATCCAGCAGATTTCTGGTCGTATCATTACTTATGACCAGATCCTGCAAATGTCAGGCTGGGATAAGCTGCAATTAAAGCATTCTGATAGAATGTAACCCGTATGTTATAATGCGCTCATCGCCCTCGCTCGGCGTTAATGAGTGGTAATAATATGACAGACGAAATCGAAACTGCTAACGCTGAGGCAGAACAAAGTTCAGTGGACAACAATAATATATCCGTCGAGGATTTCGCAATGCGGAGACTTGGGGAACTTAATCCTGTAGCTGAAAAGCCACAAGAGGAAGTAACCGAAGAAGCCGAGGAGCAGGAAACTGATGAAGTAACTGAGGAGGCAACTGAAGAATTAGTTGAACCCGAGGAAGCTACTGAGGAGACCGAGGAATCCGATGATGTTCTTTCACAGTTGGACTTGGACGATATGTCCGAGGAGGATTTGCGGGAACTAGCTGACAAGCTGGGTAGCCGTGCTGTAGCTCGATTCGGTGAATTGACTGCTAAGCGCAAGGTTGCCGAGGAACGTCTAGCTATTCTAGAAGCTAAACTCAAGGAAAAACCCAACCCACTAGAAACAAAGAAGGTTGAAAATAACCCCTACAGTAACCTTGATTCTATCAAGAAGTTGCAGGACAAAGCAGGGGAAGTCGATCAAGTTGTTGAGTGGGCTGAGGATATTCTATTTGAGAGTGATGGCTATTCCGCTGATGACATTGTAACCGAAATCGAAGGTAAGGAGTGGACAAAGAAGGATGTGCGACAGGCTTTATTAAAAGCCCGTAAAGCACAGAAGACTTTGCTTCCCGATCAACTCAAGAAGGTTCAGGCACAAATGGAGGGAGAGCAGCTTGCTGATTCTTTCTCAGAGCGTGCTCGTAAAGAACTGACTTGGCTTGAAGGTGAAGATAATGACTTACGTAAACAATTTGAAGCCACAGTAGGCGATGACCGTTTTAAGCAACTGAAGAAAGTTGTTAAACGTGAAGCTCCAGAAGTAGCTGCACAATTGGATTATTGGTTTGCTCACGCTACTAACAGCATTTACGGACGTAAGCCCGTTGCTGAGCGTAAGACATCTGCGGTACTAAATCCTCCCAAATCAGCCAGTCCTTCAGCTTCCAAATCCGAAAAGGGTATGGGAAGAACAGCCAAGGCTCTAAAGGAATTAGAGGCTCGGTTCAAACAGACGGGAAGTGCAAACGATTTCGCTAACCTCAGGAAACTTAAAATGGCTTCTAGCCGATAACTAATTCATTAACTAATTATATACTACTATGGCATTCTCTAATACATACGATACTAACGTAGCAGGCGGTTCCGCTGCCTCTAACCGGGAGGACTTGACTGATGTCTTGACTATCCTGGCTCCAGAAGAAACTCCTATTCTTTCTTCTGCTAACAAACAAAAAGCATCCGCAACTAAAGTTGAATGGACTGTTGATGCTCTTTCTGCTCCTAGCACTGCTGGGATCGCCGAAGGTGCTGACGTAACCACATTCACTGACCAGTTCGCTGGCCGTGCTCGTCTTGGTAACCGCGTTCAAAAGTTCCGTCGGGACTACAAAGTTTCCGATCTGCAAGAAGCAGTCGATTCTGTTGGTCCAGCCAAGGTTGCTCAAGCTGAAGCTAAAGCAATCCGTGAACTCAAGCGCGACATCGAGGCAAGCCTTGCTTCCGCTAACACTCAGACAACTGAAGACGGAGCTGGTGCAGTCAATCGCCTCGGCGGTCTTGGTGACTGGATTGCTGCGGGTGGTGGTTCGGGTAACGTACCTGCTGCGTTCCGTACTCCAGCTGCAAGCATTGCTGACGTTACTGACGGCACATTCGCTGAAACTGAACTGAACTCTCTTATCTCTTCGATCTTCAAGGTTACTGGTTCTACCAACAACCTTATGCTCGTTGCTGATACAGCTCTCCGCCAAGACATCAGCGACTTTGCTCGCATCGGTGGCGCAAGCGGTGACTCGGTACGTTCGGTTAATTACGGTGGTGAAAGCGGTACTATCAAGCTTTCGGTTGATCTCTATCAAAGTGATCACGGCATCGTCTCTGTTGTAAACGCTAACCCTGACTGTATGCCAACAC